CAGGCGAAGCTTACATTTATATTGAGGATCTCTACGGTTTAGCTACAATTGGCGAGGATGAACTCATGGATACTGATTTGAACTTACAAAGCTTCATANTTGATAGCTTCGCACGTGCAATTGCTGAAAAAGAGGAAGAAGGATTTATTCTTGGTCGAGGGCATACATTTGGAGAACCGGAAGGTGTAATACCTAACATCACCGCTATTGAAACAGCAACAGCTAGTGTATTAGCTGCTGACGATTTACTTNAACTTATTTATGCAGTACCAGCACAATATCGCATAAATGGAACCTTATTAGTAAATAGCCAAACAGAATATGCAATGCGGATAATGAAAGATACAGTACATGGCCAGTATTTGTGGCAACCAGCGCTTGCAGGTGGAACACCAGCAACATTTGCAGGATATCCTATAAAAAATTGTGAATTTATACCAAATATTGCTGACAACAATATAGTAGCTGTGTTTGGTGATTTTCGCAGTGGATACACAATCTACGATAGGCTTGGAGCTACTCTACAGCGCTTAGATGAACTTTATAGTGCACAAGGTATGGTAGGATTTAAGATTCATTCACGTGTAGGCGGCGCAGTTGTACGTGCTGATGCACTGCGTGGTTTAAAGATTAAAGCTGCTGCTGCTGGCGGTTAGATATGCAGATAAGAGCTAAAGTAGGAATAATTAGTGCATTTGGTATATACAACGCAGGCGATATAGTGGAATTACCAGATGATATAGCATATGCATGGATAAAAGATGGATTAGCCGAAAAGGTATCTTCTGTACCGCGGCCAAAGGAGCGCAAAGATGCTAAGAAGGATACAGGATCCGCAAACTGAACCTGTATCTGTAGAAGAGCTGGCCGCATATCTTAGGCTAGATCCGGAAGCGCAGGGTGAGGAGCAAGCACTCCTTGCCCTGCTTATTACGGCAGCGCGCGAATTTGTGGAAGAATATACATGCCGAAGCTTGATTACACAAAAATGGCGCTATGATGTACAAAATGCATATGGTGTGCATTTAAGAGATCTACCTAGACCACCTGTGCAAACAGTAGAAGAGAGAACAGCAGATTACATAGTATATACTGCTGGATATGGAGATGTGCCTGAAAGTGTGCCTGCACCTATACGGAATGCAATTATGCAATATGCAGCATTTTTGTACGAGAACCGCGGCGATCTGAACGCAGAACCACCACAGGCAGTGCTTCAGCTACTTAGGCCATATATTGTGAGGAAGTTATGAAGAAAACAAGTATTGGCCAAATGAAACATTTGATAACTATTCTTAAGCAAGAACGTATAAGTGATGGCCAAGGTGGCTATATGGAAACGTGGCAGAATGCAGGTACAGTGTGGGCTAGTATTGAACCAGTTAGTGGTAGGGAATATTACGAAGCGATGCAGTTAACAAATGATATTACACACAAGGTACGCATGCGATATGTAAATATAACGCCACATAATAGGATAAAGTATAACAATAGGATATTTGAAATAATAGCTGTAATAGATATAAATATGGAACATAAGGAACTTGAGGTGTTATGCCGTGAGCAAGCTTAAGGTGAAAGTTCAGAACATAGATAAGGTAATAAAAAATATGGACAAATATAATGATGAAATACAAGATAAAATAAAGCAGGTGCTTGCTGATGGTGGAATGAAAATACAAACAGAAGCACAGAGCCGCGCGCCAGTAAGAACCGGAACCTTGCGTGCTAGCATAGAATATAAACCAGAAGGAATGCAGGTACAAGTTGTGGCCACTGCGGATTATGCTGCATTCGTGGAGTTTGGCACACGAAATCAAGAAGCGCAGCCATTTTTAACCCCGGCATTTGAACTTGTAGCGCCGCGGATTGAACGCGACATACAAGAGGCGTTGAAAGATGCTGAATGAGCTACAACAAGCAATATTTGAAAAAATACAAACTCTAGGCTATAAAGTATACGATGCAGTGCCGGAACATACAGAGTACCCATATGTGGTAGTTGGTGATGATTTCGCGATGGATTGGAGCACCAAAACCTTTCCTGGTTGGAATGTGCTTGTAACAATACATATATGGAGTAATTATTCAGGGTGGAAGGAAACGAAACGCATAATGGAAGATATAGAACAAATACTGTGTATTCAGGAATTTATATTAGAAAATTACGCAGTTGCAGTATTAATACCAGAAAGTATGCAAGTACTACGCGATCCAAGTGGATTGCGGCATGGTATTTTACGCTTGAGAGTAAAAATATTATAAAAACTGAAAAGGAGGAGATATTATGGCAACAGAAGTAATAAAAGGTATAAACTTCCTGCTATATGTGGGTGATCAACCAGTGGCAGGGCAAAGAAATGCTAATTTGAGCGTAAGCGCCGACAACATAGATGTCACAAATAAGCTTGGTGATGGCTGGGCAGAAAACATAGCTTCGTTTAGAAGCTGGAGCATTGATGCTGATGGCCTTGTAGTGCCTTCAGATGAAGCGTATGAGGCCCTGGAGAGTGCAGCCATGAACGGAACTCAGGTAACAGTAAAGCTTAGCACTGGTACAAACGGGCGCACTTATACAGGCACGGGGTATATCACGGATTGGAGTATCGGAATGCCCTACGATGATGCAACTACATATTCTTGCACTATCACTGGAACTGGTCCACTAACGAAAACAGGAGTTTAAAGTATGGTATTTGAAGCAAACGGGCAACTGTATGAATTGAAGTATAACATCCGTGCCCTTCGCACGATTGAAGATGTATTTCAGTGCCCGCTACCGGAGCTACAAACACGCTTTGAAAAGGGCATCGGCATAAACGATTTAGTGAAGTTTTTCCAGATTGGCTTAATGCATTCTAATCCCAGCATTACAGTGGAACAGGTGGACACCATTATAGACAACATCGGAATAGAAAGGGCCGCGGAATTATTCGCTACGGCGTTTCAGGAAGCGTTTCAAAAAAAAGCATAGCTGAAGGTGATGATGTGCGGAGTATAGATTGGGAGGAACTATTGACGCAGTGCGTGCGTGCAGGCCTAGGCCTTGAACAGGTAATGAACTATACCCCGCACGAAATTGAAGTTGTATTAAATGGTATTACTTTAAGAAAACAAGACGAGCTTTATATAAAGGCATGGGAACTTGCTAATATTATTAACTACACAGGCCGGACAAAGAAATTAATAAAACCAGAGGATCTGGTGCGTGTTAAACAAGAAAGAACAAAGCAACAGTTAGATATACGGGCCGAATGGGAACGCATATTAAACACAATGGAGGTGCAATAAGTGGCAGATGCAGGAGAACTAGTAGTACGTGTTAGCGCTGATACAAAAGATCTTGAAAGCGCACTTAAAAGCGCACAAAAAACCATAGATAAAATTGGTTCTTCCTTTCAGAAAGTAGGTTCACAGTTAACAAAAGGCCTAACTGTACCAATAGCGGCCGCTGGCACCGCCATTATGGGTGTTTGGAATAACATTGACGAGGCCGAAGATAATATTATAGCAAAAACCGGCGCGCTGGGTGAAACGGCCGCCTCACTTAAAGGTACTTTTAAAAACGTGTTTGGTAGCATGCCCACAGATGCACAAACCGCTTCAGATGCTATCGCCGAATTAAACACACAATTTGGCCTAATGGGAAAACAACTTGAAGATGCTAGTAAATATCTAATAATGTTTTCTAAAATAACCGGGGCGAATGTAACCGAAGCGGCACAACAAGCAGAAAAAGCGATGCGCGTGTTTAATGTGCCGGTTGAACGCCTTCCCGATGTGCTTGACGCGGTTGCCTCCGCGGCCCAGAAAACCGGCATTTCAACCAATAAATTAATGCAGGCCGTGGTGGATCTAGCACCGCAACTAAAAAAGCTTGGGTTTAACCTTGCTAGTTCCATAAAATTTATTTCTGAAACAGAAAAGGCTGGTATAGATACAAGCAAGGCCGTAACCTACTTGGGACGTGCGCTGGCTAATGGGGCGAAGAAGGGTAAAAGCACAAGTGCGATGCTGGAAGAAATGGCTAAGAAATTCGCTGCTGCCAAAACAGAAACCCAGCAAACCGCGCTAGCGATGGAATATTTCGGGGCCAAGGGTGCATATACACTTATTGCAGCGGTTCAACAAGGGCAGATTAGTTTCACGGATCTTGCGGCCGCTGTTAAGAAGGCGCAGGACCCGCTTGCAGGCCTCGCTGATACCACCGGCACGGTTGCACAAACCTATGAAGAAACACTGGATCCGATTGATAAATTTAAAGCTAAGATGAATGATTTAGCACTTAAAATTGCCCCATTAGGTGTGACGCTTCAAGAAACCATTGAACCAGCGCTAACAAATATCATAGATGCTATAGGAAAGCTTTTAGATTGGCTAAACAAGCTTGACCCGGCGACAAAAAACATGATAGTACAAGTGGGCATAATATTAGCCGTGCTGGGGCCTGTGCTTAATATTGTGGGTAGCATTATAAAAGGTATAGCCGTGGCAATAGGTTGGATAGGAAAGATAGTGGGCGCATTAAAAAGCTTATTGGGCGCTATATCTAGCGTAGTAAGTGCAGTTGCTGGAGTAATAGGTTGGCCTGCGCTTATAGCGGCGGCTGTAGCGGCTGGTGTGGTAGTGGTGGTTAAATACTGGGACCAGATATCCGCATTTATTAAAACGGCCTATAAGTGGATTGTTGACACATTTACGAAACTATGGAATACGATTAAGGGGCCGCTTCAGAACCTATGGAATGACGTTCAGGGTTGGCTACAACCCGTATTTGATGTATTTGTGAATGTTTTCACAGGTATAAAGAATGCGGTGGCAAGTATCTGGTCTGGGCTAGTAAACGTGCTTAAAACGCCGCTGAACTGGATAATCGGTGCGATTAATACTGTAATCGGCGGTTTAAATAAAATACGGTTTTCTATCCCTTCGTGGGTTCCCGGCATTGGTGGGAAATCGTTTGGAATTAACATACCAACTATACCACAACTAGCTACCGGTGGCATTGTAACACGGCCCACATTAGCTATGATAGGTGAAGCTGGTCCAGAAGCAGTGGTGCCCTTGAACGGCCCGGGCCTTGGCGGATACATTATCATAAAGCAAATGATAGTGCGCGAGGAAGCCGATATTGATAGAATATCCCAACAATTGGCCAGCAAGGTGCTACAGGCCCAGAAATATCGGGGGGTGAGGTAGTGGATTTTACNTTTAATGGAACATCGGCATTTACATATGGCGTGAATGTTACAGATATCCGCATCTTTTCACCGGAAGTAAGGGATGAATACGAATACATACCGGGCAAAGATGGAAGTTACATTTTTAACGCGGCTTACGGCGATCGGCGCGTGGAAGTGGATTGTTACATAGCACGTAGCACTGTAGAAGAAACACTTGCAAAGGAGCGCGAAATAACAGGCTGGCTACTTCGGCCGCAACAACGTGCNCAGTTGCGGTTTACTACNGATCAAACNGTNTANTTTATGGCNAAAGTNGATGAACANATTGAATTTTCACACCAGCTAAATGTNAGCTTTTTCACTATTAGCTTTAACTGTGAACCTTTTATTTATTCGGTTCAAGAGTACACAAAAAGCGTACAAATAGCATCTGGTGGCACGATGTATGTACAAGTTGAAGGAACGGCCTATACATACCCCGTGATTGAAATATCGCCGGTTTCATCTAATATAGCTGGCGGACAGTTACAGGTGCGTGGCATTAAGTTAAATGTAAATCTTCCTATAAACGCTGGAGAAAAACTTATTTTAGACACAGCCAAGTTGACAGCCACAAAGGGCGGGGCAAATGTGCTTGCAAACATATCAGGTACTTTTATGCCGCTTTGGGCCGGTATTAATAGCGTTTACTGGCTAGCGGATAATGGCGCGGCCGCTAATGTAACCTTTAAGTACCACGCGAGGTGGCTGTAATGGAAACACCTAAGCTGTATTCGTACTTTGAAACACTGGAGGCATATCTTGAAAACGCGGCGAATGTAACCCANGAACAGGAATTACAAGGCGTATCAACCTTAGAATTTGACCTACCTTTAACAGATCCGAAGGCCGCGGATGTAGTAGTAGATAAAGAAATTGTGTGGGGCGGCCGTAGGTACTACATTACACAAACCGAGGATATCCGTGATGGTAATCAAACATGGAAGCACGTGCGCTGTGACGAGATATGGCTAGTGGAGTTAGGTAAACGTTTGTATACACAAGATATAGATTGGAAAGGCGTGAGCGTTTATTACGGCTTGAACACACTTTTACAAGGCACAAACTGGATAATCGGGCAGATTGAAGGCGATCTGAATAAACAACGCTGGATGAGGGAAAGCAAGAATAATATTTTGTATCTTATCCGCATGTGGGCCCACATTTGTGGATATGAAGTGGAATTTGATAGCATGAACCGCCGCGTGTTTTTCCGTACACGTATTGGCCGTGACAACGGCACAGTATTTCGTTACAAGAAAAATTTGCGCAACGTAAAGCGAACGGTACAACCACCTGAAGCAACTGTACTATATATGTATGGCAAAGCGGGACTAGCACTGAACCAAGTTAACCATTCCCTTCAACAATACATTGAAAATTACAGCTATTATCTTGATCAAGGTTTCACGTTGGAACAAGCACGCGCATTATTTAAGCGCGAAGTAGTTATTGTAGATGAAAGCATTACTAGCCTGAATGACCTGTACGATAAAGCATGGACCACACTATATCAGCTTTCAGCCCCTAAATACATTTATGAATGCACTATAGCCGATATTAGCGAACAAACAGGCCAAGATGCATTTGATATTGGCGATATAATAACTGTATATGATGAAGTGGCAAATGTAAATATAAAAGAACGCATAGTACGTATCAAGCGCGTAGCTACACGGCCCCAAGATACTGAAGTAGAACTTGCTAACCCAGTTCCCGTGTTAGAAAACATATTGAGTGGCGGTGCTTATCCTGTATACGGTGCGGGTGGAGCAGGATTTGGTATTTATTATTTTGAAAATGAAAACGCTATAAATGTTTCTAATAACACTGACATTGCAACGCTAGCAATTGAAAACCCCACTTCATCACAAGCTATTATAGGGGCTTTAATCGTGGGACAGGCAAGTACAAGTGGCACACTTAGTATCACACTGGCCGTTGGTAGCGAGAACACGGCCCCTGTTATTAAACAAGCTATAACCCCGGGGTGGAATACAATTACCATTCCTAAAATGGTTGTAATGAATAGCGGGCCTGTTACAGTAAAATTTTCAGCTAGTATAAGCAATAGTACATTTTCTATCCCCGCCAAGAATGCACAGGTATACATTCTTGTACAGGGAGCCACGGGCGGTGGGAGTTTTTTTATTAGCTGGCCACACGCTGAAGTGGAGGAAATAGTGCAATTTAACAACAGTTCAATTTCTGTAGGAACAGATATAAATATCTCATTTATTTAAAAGGAGGAAATATGAGGTATAAAAGTATTGTGAAGGATCATACAAAAAATATAGAATATGTAGAAATCAAACATAAACCAGATTTGCCTATAAAGGGCCGCGCAAGTGTATACTTGTACAATGCGCGCACGGGCAAGCTTGAGCTTGAAGCGCACACGCCGAATATTATTTATCCAGAAGTTTATGCATGGTTAAAAAGCTACCAGTGGGATAAATTTTGTACCGGCGCTTATAACAAGTCAATTTCTTATGGCGGTTATTGGGAAATGGATAATATTTATTTGACAACTTCAGATAGGCCAGAAACTGAACGCGTAAATATATGGAACTACGATGAAAGGAATGTAAGTGGCGCAAATCCTGGAAAAATAATAGGTTGGGCCAATAAAAGCACTTATATTGGTTCAGACCCGCAGCGTGGCACTCCAAATACTGCTGAATCCTATGCAAATAATACAAAGATTCATTGGGTGTTTGACTGGCCTACAAACGCATGCAATGGCACGTTTCAAAGTATTATATGGGGAAATCAATTAGTACCATATATAGGAAATATATCTATTATATCTACAGGAATAAGTACAGGTACTAGTTCTAGTGGTTTTGGGCTTACGTACGATGGTTCCTATTTGTATGCTCTGAGTTGGAATGGTAACTTATATAAATTAACAACTGATGGGGTATTGTCAGGAAGTGCTATATCTACAGGAATAAGTACAGGTAGTAGTGTTAGTGGTTTTGGGCTAACATATGCAAATGGTTATTTATATGCTATATCACGGGATGGTAAGTTATATAAATTAACAACTGATGGGATATTGTTAGGAAGTGCTATATCTACAGGAATAAGTACATATAGTGCTGCTGATTTTGGGCTAGCATATGCAAATGGTTATTTATATGCTATATCATATGATGGTAGGTTATATAAATTAACAACTGATGGGATATTGTCAGGAAGTGCTATATCTACAGGAATAAGTACAGGTACTAATGGTAGTGGTTTTGGGCTAACATATGCAAATGGTTATTTATATGCTATATCATATGATGGTAAGTTATATAAATTAACAACTGATGGGATATTGTCAGGAAGTGCTATATCTACAGGAATAAGTACAGGTACTAGTAGTAGTGGTTTTGGGCTAACATATGCAAATGGTTATTTATATGCTATATCATATGATGGTAAGTTATATACTATAAATGACAGTTCAGATCATTTTTTTGCCCGTACACTCCTAGCATCGCCTGTGACTAAAACGAACCAGCAAACGATGAAAATTCAGTATGATTTCATATATGGAGAGTGATAGTGTGCCTGGAGCTGAAATTGCGCAATATGGGGTGGCAATTTTTGCAATAGCGATGCTTGGTTACGTGTTTGTGAAGATTATCGGTGCGCCTAAGCCTGCTGATAACAGCAAAGAACTAGCATTGGTAATAGAAAACAATACCAAAGCACTGAGAGAACTGATGACTGTATTACACCAGCTAGAAGTGCAGATGGCACGCCAAGAAACAAAAATAGACGAGCTACTGGCAAGGACGAGAGGTGAGAAAGATGACTGAGCGTTTTTCTAAAAAAGTAGTGCGCTGGATTATTATTTTAAACGTTCTGTTTGTGGTAGCAACCCTAATTGTATTTTGGCACACAGAGTCTGAACCATCAACACTCGTCGCGAGTTGGTTCGCGTTTACCACAGGTGAGCTGTGGGCATTAGCAAGTATTAAGAGGGAGGAAACTAGGAAGGGAGGAAGCAATAATGAAGATATGCATTGACCCGGGACACGGGGGGACTCAACCGGGAGCAGTAGGTCCTGGTGGTACAATGGAAAAGTACATAACTCTGTCTGTAGCATTAAAACTACGCGATTTACTAAAATCAAGAGGCATAGATGTAATAATGACAAGAGAAACAGACAAAGATGTGAGAACAGCCAAGCAACCCAACGAGTTGCAAGCACGCTGTGATGTAGCAAACAAGGCAGGCGCTGATTATTTTGTCTCTATTCATTGTAATGCTTCGGACGATCCAAAGGCACATGGGACCGAGACATGGTTTAGTGCAAAAGACAATAAAAGTCAAGTATTAGCTAATAACATACAGAGGGAGCTGGTAAAGCAGATACAAAGAGCAAACAGAGGTGTTAAAATAGGTAATTATTATGTAACTAATTCGACAAAGATGCCGGCTGTGCTTGTGGAACTCGCATTTATCAGTAATCCTGTGGAAGAACAACTACTAAGGAACGATGAATTTAAACGCAAATGTGCACTTGGTATAGCTAACGGTATTTTAGTAACAATTGGTAAGGAACCGATAGAGGAGGTGAAGAAATTGTTTAATGATGTAACAACTAATCACTGGGCGTACAAGTACATAAAAGAGTTGTACGATTTGGGTATTGTTCAAGGCGACAACAACGGCAATTTTAACCCAGATAAACCAGCAACAAAGGCCGAAGTTGCTACAATGTTAGCCAAGCTATATGAAAAATTGAAAGGAGGTAAGTAATATGCATGATTTGTTGTTACAGTTGCTTTATGACATAATAGCTATTCTTGTCCCGATACTCGTCGGCTATGCGATAGCGTGGCTACAGAAGAGGATAGGGACAGAGAAAATGGAAGCGGTAGTGCGAGAGTTAGCGACTAAACGTGAGCTGGCACGAGTTGCCGTGTTGTTTGTCCAGCAGGCATACAAGGATTTGGGCGGAGCTCAGAAATACGACAAAGCGGCAGAGTGGCTATCTGATGCGGCAGACAAGATAGGTATACAATTGTCCAAAGAAGAGATTAAGGGACTTATTGAAGCAGCACTTAAAGAGTTAAAAGCAGAACTAGGCGAAGCGTGGGATGGTTTTGTGCTATAATATATATATGAAATTGTATAGAAGAAAAACAGGCACGAGAATCGGAGATGCTTGAATTAAACAAAATCTACAACATGGATTGCCTTGAAGGAATGAAGTTAATTGACGATAAAAGTATTGATATGATACTTTGTGATTTACCATACGGAACAACTAAAAATAAATGGGATATAGTGATACCATTTGAACCGCTTTGGGAACAATATGAAAGAATTATTAAAGATAATGGTGCAATTGTGCTATTCGGTAGCCAACCTTTTACAAGTGCATTAGTTATGAGTAATCTTAAATTGTTTAAATATGAATGGATATGGCAAAAAGAAAATGGAACAGGATTTTTAAACTCTAAGAAAATGCCCTTGAAAAACCATGAAAATATATTAGTGTTTTATAAAAAATTACCCTGTTATAACCCACAGATGAGAACGGGATTTAAACCTTATAAATGCAAGCAAGGAAGTGGTTCTTCTAATTGGAATTACAACGAGAAACAAGGTGGGCACATAACAGAAAATAACGGAGAAAGATTTCCAATTGATGTACTGCAGTTTAACCGTGAATCGGGATTTCATCCAACGCAAAAACCCGTTGGGTTATGTGAATACCTAATCAAGACTTACACAAACGAAGGGGAAACGGTACTTGATAACTGTATGGGAAGTGGAACAACCGCAATCGCCTGTATCAACACGAACCGCAACTTCATAGGTTTTGAGATTGACAAGCACTACTGCGACATAGCCAACGAGCGCATACGCAATCGCCAAAGAGAGAATCAAAAAAGGCAGAAAGAAGAATTGAGCCGTATTGCTTGAAATAGAGTATTTAAAATTCATTTAACATTTATTTTTTGTGCTATAATATGTATAACAGGCACGTGATGTGCCTCCTTGGTTCATACCTCCATACCTCCTGCGGCGGGAGTGGCTCCCCGCCGCTAAAAATTTTTGTGCTATAATATATACAGGAGGTAAAAAAATGATGAAAACAAAAAAATGTGCTATATATATTACAGGAGGTATACAAAATGTATAAAACAGTTTAACTCGGGGTATAATATATATAGAGGAGGTAATGAACATGGGAAGAACAATTGAAACAGAGGTACTGTCGAGATGGGAGGTGGTATAAATGTACAATACATTGCGCGAGCGTAGGAAACAACTTGGTTACACAATTACGCAGCTTGCAGATGCGGTAGGCGTTACACCCGGCTTTATTTCACACATAGAGCGCGGTATTCGCGTACCACGCTTGGAAACAGCCCAGAAGTTAGCAAAAGTGTTTGACTGCACTATTGACGATCTGTTTCCCGCACCGGTGGGAACTACCCACCGGTGCTAACACTCATATAAGGAGGTATGAGCCAATTATGTTACAACAATTGAGCAAATTTGATGAATGGGGCATGGAGAAAGATGGCATCTACTACATCCTGCCACAAGTCTGGAAGAAACTGGATTTACCTAATGTCCCTACGAAAGTCGTTCGCTACAAGGGCAAACCAACGCGTATGTACGTGCTATCGGAACAACCAGCAACAGAACAACCAGCACCAGAAGCAACAGAACAACCAGCAGAACAAGAACAGCTAGAACAAACAACAGAACTGACACCGACAATAAGCTACCATGAGTTCAAGCAAGACCAAACCGCGCAGCAAAAGGTGCAAGATTTTATCGCAAGAATCTCAGAAGTACCTGGACTAGGCTATTTGGCTGAGACAGAACAACGGAAGCAGTATTTTCTGTATCTTTTTCTTAAAAATCCAAAATGCACATTTGAAAAGATTTTCGACGTATACAAAAAAGCCATGAAAAAAGTCTACAACACAGAGGAAAACGTGTTAGAAGAAATCTGGTTGGACATTGTTTCTGCATTAGAAAGGGAGGGGCGCTAATGAAAAAACAGTTGAAGCTTCCAGCAAGTATAAAAAATGCATTCCTCTACCAAGCACAAAAACGCAAACAAAGTTACAAAACTATGTTGGAACAAGGCATACAGCAAAACTTGCAGCTTTTGAGAAAAATTTCACGTAACGTAGGCAATAGAAAGACAAGAGAGAAGTGGCGACCCATAGTCGAAGTTGATGAAGCAATGCTGCGCGAATGCGCTGAAAACCTAAATCTCAGTGAAAATACTGTACTCACAATAGCTGCAATTATGAGTCTCGTACCCACTATGTTGGAACGAGACATATTGGATTTTGGTGCTATTTTGCAGGAAGTCACAGATTATGTAGATTCCCATGAAGAGTTTCTAAGTGATGATTTTGGACGTGACGGCAACATCACATTGTTCTTTATCAAAAGATGCGCACAAGAACTAATACAGAAATATCCTGATGCGGATGAGGATACTTTTTTGGCAATCTACAACAGTATTGTGCCGCCACCGTACGACTATATAAAACACTGGGATATTGCCTTAGCCTATTACAGAAAGCTCAAACAAAACTAGCAAGCAGCAAATATCAAGTCAAGGGGGCCGCAAAGCCCCCTTTTTTGTTGACATGTAGGCATATTCTATGTTACATCCATATTGATGATGTTACATCCATGTAACATTGACAAATCCTAGACTGAACACAAAAAATACCATGTAACATCGCAATAATCTATGTTTGCTAATAAGCTTAGGCGCCACCTAGTATAATTGGCAAAAATAACACAACAATGTAACGCAGGAAATACCTATGGCTACAACTAATATTGGTAATTTCTAATGTTGTTTTAGGTGACATGTAACGTAGACCAATACTATGGTTGAGGGATATGTAAGTCAAATTGACTTACATAAAAATTGGCATGTAACGCAGGTCGTTCCTGAGCTAAATGATAAAAAAAGTCCTCTAAGACTTTTTGTTTTTTCGCAAACATATTACCCTCCGAAATATATATGTTATATATATGTCATATATAAAAAAAAAAATATTTTAATGTCATATTTATCTTTTTATACTAAAGTCAAAATGGACTTTTTTTTTTAAGTAGCTTAGGTATTTTCAATGTTACATGAGATTTTTACACTTAAGTCAAATTGACTTACACCTCCCTCTAGTTTAGGAAATTTCTACGTTACATGAACATGCCCAAAGTAAGTCAAATTGACTTACACATGCTACTTTACTACACTACGGTCATGGTCATGTAACGTAGGTCAGTTCTATCATAGACGGAAAATGTTACAAAATCCAATGTAACGTAGGAAATGCCTAGGGTCGTTCATAATACAGGCCTTCCGTGGTTCAGGAAGGCCTGAGGAGGTGTTGTTGAGGAAGGTGGTTGGTGCTCTTCCTCACTCTATATATAGCACAAAAATTTGTTCTCTATGATATTATACCATGGACAAAATAAAATGTGCTATAACTAATACAGGAGGGGATGAACATGAAACAAAAAAATACACGCATATATTTTGACGAATGGGAAATTTTAGAATGCTATAATGCAGTACGACTCGATGATTATGGTGTATTCTACGGTGATTATGTGGACTATGAAGAGAGCAAAATCTACGGCTGGTGGTTCCCTACGATGGCATCGGCTAAATACTACGGCATAGACCCGGACAAAGCACCATTTTGGGCATCTATTATCTATGTTATCAGTGAAGAGAGCAAGAAGAAGATATTTGAACGTGAAGATGATGTTTGGGCTTCTGATTTCTTAGATGCACCTTGGCTGTTCTATGTTATTCAACTTGAGAGCAAGAGTAGTGGTTGACTTTTATGCTGTATAAGGTAGTAGTACCAGGCAAACCAGTACCTAAGGAGAGACCACGGCTAGGCAAGCAAGGCAAAATGTATACACCGGCTAAGACTAAGAAGTACGAGGAACTAATCAGGAAGACGGCATACTTGATAATTGAACAACCGCTAACTGGGCATGTTAGCATAGACATTAAGATTTACACGTGGAGACTAACTGGTGATATTGACAATTATATCAAGTCAATCCTCGACGGCTTAGCTGGTGTTGCTTACAAGAACGACTTGCAGGTAACGGCACTGAGTGCTAAACGGTACATATCAGACATAGAACGTGTAGAAATTGATATAACAGAGGACAAAAGAGAACTCTAAACAACGCGTAT